GCCAAGGTTGCGAACAGCGTGGTGCACATCCAAACCATCCGAGATGTAAACGGAGAAAAAGTCACGCGCGAGGGTCGTGCCGTTTGTGTCGGGGGTAGACTCTATGTCACGGATAACCATGTTCTTCCAGACGGAGTGTACACCATGATTGTCACGCGCGAAGCACACAATCCTGGGCTGACCACGAATGTCACGCGCATTTTCGATTCCGCATCAGCTCTGCGCGTTCCAGAAAAGGAGCTAGTGTTCTTCCAACTATTAGACTCCTTTGACTGTCCTGATTTGTCAGATCTCTTTCCGATTGATAATGTTAGGACGGTGTGTCGCGGCACTGTCGTGAATCGAGGTAGGGATGGTCTCGTGGATAACTTGTCTGTTGCGCGTGCTGTGTACACTGAGAAGGTGGATCTTCCTGGACTCAAGCATGTGCTCGATGTCTGGAAGTACCAGCTCCCCGTTCCGTCTTTCACAGGACTTTGCGGTTCTCCGCTCGTTCTCAACACGCCATCAGGTCCAGTCGTGGCCGGATTGCATGTTGCAGGCATTACGGGCAAGGCTGACGGTATGGCCACGTGTATCCGCAAGGCAGACGTTGAAAACGCCAAGAAGTTCTTTCTACCAATTTTCTCACCCTCTCCGCCATTGTTGCAGAGTAAGGATAAGAATGTGGGACTCATTGCGCTGCACCCTAAATCTGTTTTCCGGTACATCGGACATGGTGTCGGGAGGGTGTATGGTCAGAGCACTTTGCCCCGTGCACAGCCCAAGTCGAGCGTTGGTCCTACCTTGATGCGCGCGGCCGCTGTTAAACGCGGTTACCAGGTCAACACTGGTGCTCCCGTGATGAAGGGTCGCCGCGTTTGGCGTAACAATCTCCTTCCTGTCATAGAGCAGACCCACTTGTTCAAGGATTCAATTTTGCGAAAATGTGCGGATGCTTATGTTGGAGAAGTTATGTCCCATTTACCTGATGAGTACAAGGCTGAGTTGAAGGCCCCGCTTGACCTCGCATCTGCCATCAATGGTATCCCAGGCCGAAAGTTC